ATCTCAGCATCCTCGTGCGTTCGAAGTATTTGGTGGTATACTAAAGAATGTTGTTGATGCAAATAAAGAATTGTTGGCAATGCAAAAACAAATGCGAGATATGAATAATAAAAAAGAAACAAATAATACAAACATCGATAAAGCAATATTTGTTGGTTCTACAGCAGAATTAAGTAAGTTTTTGAAGGGTAACAATGAGTAATAAAGAAACTTACCGCGATAATCCTCTACTAAAAAGAGTAGGCGTTGATATTCAGTACACAGAAGAACAAGTACAAGAATACATTAAATGTGCAAAAGATCCCATTTACTTTGCAAAGTATATAAAAATTATCACACTAGATGATGGTCTTGTGCCGTTCAGTCTTTACAATTTTCAAGAAGAGATGATAAAGACTTTTCATAAAAATCGATTTGTTATCACCAAGTGTCCTCGACAGGTAGGTAAAACCACAACAACAGTAGCGTATTTACTTTGGGCATCATTATTTCAAGATTCACAAAATATTGCCATTCTTGCAAATAGAGGTCAAACAGCTAGAGACATTTTAGGTAAATATCAACTTGCATATGAAAACTTACCTATTTGGCTACAGCAAGGTGTTATTACATGGAACAAAAGTTATGTTGAACTTGAAAATGGTTCAAAAATAACAGCATCTTCAACTTCTTCATCAGCAGCTCGATCAGGCTCATTTAATATCGTTTTTCTTGATGAGTTTGCGTTCGTTCCTGCAAATATTGCAAACGATTTCTTTACATCAGTTTATCCTGTTATCACTGCTGGTACAAAAACAAAAATTATTATTGTTTCTACGCCAAACGGTATGAATCTATTCTATAAAATATGGACAGATGCACTCAATAAAAGAAATAATTATGTACCATTTGAAATTCATTGGTCAATGGTGCCGGGTCGAGATGAATTATGGAAAGAAGAAACAATTAAGAATACATCTGAACATCAGTTTAGACAGGAGTTTGAAACCGAGTTTCTGGGCTCCACAAATACATTAATTTCTGGTACAAAACTTCAACAATTGGTATATTCACAACCAATCGCTGATCATGATAAAATGACTGTTTACGAAAAACCAGTTAAAGGTGATGATGATAAAACTAAAGAACACTTATACTTAATTTGCGTTGATGTTTCTGAAGGTAGAAATATGGACGCATCTGCATTCTCTGTTATAGATATATCGACAACACCATATAGACAAGTTGCAGTTTATCATAGTTCATCAATATCACCGATATTATTTCCAACAGTCATATATAACGCAGCAAAGTATTATAATGATGCTTATATATTGATAGAAGTAAATAACAATCCTCAAGTTGCAGATATCATCCATCAAGATTTAGAGTATGAAAATCTATTTAAAGTGATGACTGGTAATAAGAAACCTCAACAGTTGTGTTCTGGTTTTGGTCGTGGTGTACAAATGGGTGTTAAAATGTCACCCGCAGTTAAAAGGATTGGCTGTTCAAATCTAAAAACTTTAATCGAAGGAAACAAACTAGTAATTCAAGACTTTGATACTATCTCAGAGTTAACAACATTTGTTGCTAATAAAACTTCATTTGCAGCAGAAGAAGATGCTAATGATGATATTGTAATGACTTTAGTTATTTTTGCATGGGCAACAACACAGAAATACTTTAGAGAAATTGTAAATCATGATATCCGAAAACAAATTCAACTTGAAAATATGAATCAAGTAGATGATGAGATGTTACCTGAGCTAATTATAGAAACTGGATTAGAAAATACATTTGATATATTTGATGGAGATGTGTGGGAACAAGCAGATAGTTCAGCAACATATGCCAATTTTATCAGGGATACACTAAAGAATATGTAAATAATAGTATTGATAAATAATATTATGAATAAATGATTATTTGCAAAATAAATATAAAATAATTTAAGGAGACAAAAATGGCATTTTCAATATCTCCAGGAGTAAATGTTTCAGAAGTTGATTTGACAACAGTCATTCCTTCCGTACTTACTACTGCCGGTGCATTCGCAGGAGCATTCAATTGGGGACCTGTCGATACAAGAATTCAAGTTTCATCTGAATCAAACATGCTTCAGATTTTCACTAAGCCAGATTCAAATACATATGTATCATACTATACAGCAGCAAGTTTCTTAGCATATGGCAACAATTTAAAAATTGTTCGTTCTGTTGGATCGACTTCGTATAATGCTGACGCAAATACATCTTACGCTACAACTGTAAAAAATGAAGATGAATACGAATATAGTTATTTGAGTGGAGACAATGCAAACGTAGCTGGTCCATTCATGGCACGTTATCCTGGAGCATTAGGAAATTCATTAGTTATTGGTGTTTTAGATTCTTCCAATACTGCTGCTGCTAATGCTACAAATGCATCAGCATGGACAGTCAACGGAATAAATGTCGGATCTTATTTCTCTGGAAATCCAGGAACATCGTTACAAGCAACATCTGCTGGTGCAGCAAATGATGAAATTCACGTTGTTGTTTTAGATGGTCTAGGCTTGTTTACGGGTGTCAAAAATCAAATTCTTGAAGTCTTTCCATATCTTTCTAAAGCAAGTGATGCGAAAGATATATTAGGAAATTCAAATTATTATAAGAATTATATTTTCAATAATTCAAAATATATCTATGTAATGGATCCACCTGATTATTCCAATACAACAAGTACAGCTTTAACCACATATAAATGGGGAACACCACTTTCGAATGGTGTCAACTATACACAATTGTATAGTGGAGCAAATAACAACAATAGTTTCGTAAACGTATCACTTACTGGTGGTACAGATGCTATACCAACAACTGCAACTTTACAAACTTCGTATGATTTATTTAAAAATCCGGATGAAGTTGATGTATCTTTAATTATAACAGGAGATGCTAGTCCAACAGTCCAAGCATATGTTGGAAATATTGCAATTAGCAGAAAAGATTGTATTGCATTCGTTTCGCCACCTTCATTGAACGTCATAAACAAATCTGCAAGTGTTGCTACAACAAATATCACCACGTGGGCAACAAGTTTACTAGCAACATTATCAAGTCCAACAAACTATGTTGTTGCAGATTCTGGTTGGAAATACATGTTTGATAAGCATAATAACACGTATCGTTGGATTCCTTTAAATGGTGATATAGCAGGATTATGCGTATACACAGACACGCAAGCGGATCCATGGTATTCGCCTGCAGGTTTCAATAGAGGTAATTTAAAGAATGTTATTAAATTAGCATGGAATCCAGGAAAATCTGAACGAGATTCGATTTATACTTTGGGTGTTAATCCAGTTGTAACATTCCCTGGTCAAGGTACAGTTCTCTATGGTGATAAGACATTTACAACAAAGCCATCAGCTTTCGATAGAATCAACGTTCGTAGATTGTTTATTATTTTAGAAAAAACAATTGCACAAGCATCTAAGTATTCATTGTTTGAATTTAATGATGAATTTACCCGCTCTCAATTTGTAGCTTTAGTGTCTCCATTCCTACGTGATATTCAAGGTAGAAGAGGAATTTATGACTTTAGAGTTGTTTGCGATGAGTCGAATAATACACCTGAAGTTATAGATTCTAATAGATTTGTCGGTGATATTTACGTTAAACCAGCACGTTCAATTAACTATATTCAGCTAAATTTCGTAGCAGTTAGAACTGGAGTTAGTTTTAACGAAGTTGCTGGATCTATATAATCTCTGATAAATAAAAGAAATATAGGAGAAAAAAATGGCATTTAACGTAAACGCATTTAGGTCAAATATGATCGCAGATGGTGCGAGACCTAATTTATTCGAGGTGAATCTGCTTTTTCCACCAAGCGTTGGTGGAACATCTGATATCGGATCAATTAGCAGATTCATGATAAAGGCATCACAATTGCCAGGTTCGACAATAGGTTCTGTTCCTGTTTTCTATTTCGGAAGAGAAGTTAAGTTTGCAGGAAATAGAACTTTTGCAAATTGGACAATTCAAGTTATTAACGATGAAAATTTTTTAATCAGAAATTATTTGGAGCGTTGGATGAATACTATCAACTCTCATGTTGGAAATCTAAGATCACCTGTCGCACTTAGCCCAACAAATTATACATCCGATGCAAAGATTTCACAATATGGAAAAACAGGAAATATCTTAAAAGAATATTCTTTCAGAGGTATGTTTCCAATTGATGTTGCACCTATTGATTTAGATTGGGGAAATCAAGATTCAATTGAAGAGTATTCAGTAACATTTGCATATCAGTGGTGGGAGTCAGCTCCATTTACAGATGGATCTAGATAATTTATAATTTATATATTAATCATTTATAATTTTTTTAAAAATATCTCTCAATTATTAAGACAAGTGAATAGGATTTAATATTATGTCAAATAAATTTACGCTTTTTGGATTTACAATATCTAGAGAGAAAAATGATGCTGATCAAGCAGTTCAGCAATCTTTTGCTCCTCCAGCGGCAGATGATGGTGCTCTTACTATTACGTCTGCCGCATACTATGGTACATACGTTGATCTGGATGGCACAGCAAAAAATGAAGTTGAATTAATTTCAAGATATCGTGAAATGGCAATGCAGCCTGAAATTGAGTCTGCAATTGATGATATCGTTAACGAAGCAATTTGTCAAGATGATGACGGCAAGACAATTAAGATAATTTTAGATAATCTCAAGCAACCAGATAAAATTAAGAATGCTATCAAAGCTGAATTTGAAACCGTTTTAAAATTGCTTAATTACAATTATATGGCAGGTGATATTTTCAGACGTTTCTATGTTGATGGTAGATTGTTTTTTCATATTATTTTAGATAAAGATAATCCTACGCAAGGAATCAAAGAACTTAGATATATTGATCCAAGAAAATTACGTAAAGTTAGAGAAATCAAAAAGAAAAAAGACGAGAGAACTGGTGTTGATGTAATGAATGTTATTAATGAATATTATGTATTTAACGATAAAGTTGTTACCGGTTCTTCTTCTAATTTTGGTCCTATGGGTGTTCGTATTACATCAGATTCTATTATCTCTGTAGTTTCAGGTCTAATGGATTCTCGTAGAGCAGTTGTTTTATCATATCTACACAAAGCAATTAAACCATTAAATCAGTTACGAATGATTGAAGATGCGACTGTTATCTATCGTATTTCAAGAGCACCAGAAAGAAGAATTTTCTATATTGACGTTGGCAACTTACCAAAGTTAAAAGCTGAACAATATCTTCGTGATATTATGGTAAAATACAAAAACAAACTTGTATATGATGCCAATACTGGCGAAGTTCGTGATGATAGAAAGTTTATGTCGATGATGGAAGATTTTTGGCTACCTCGTAGAGAAGGTGGTAAAGGTACAGAAATTACTACTTTACCTGGTGGACAAAATCTAGGCGAACTTGAAGATGTTAAATATTTTGAAAAAAAATTATATAAATCATTGTGTGTACCAGTTTCAAGATTAGATCCAAACAGTTCAGGTTTTTCATTAGGTCGTGTATCCGAAATTACAAGAGATGAATTAAAATTTTCTAAATTTGTTGATCGGATGAGAAATAAATTTTCAGATCTATTTGATCAAGCATTACGTGTACAATGCGTATTGAAAGGAATATGTACTGACGAAGAATGGACAGATTTCAAAGAAAACATTTATTTTGATTTTATTAAAGATAATAATTTTACTGAATTAAAAGATGCAGAATTAATGCGAGATAGACTTTCACTTTTAGCTAATGTTGATCTATACACAGGTAAATATTTCTCACAATCATGGATTCAAAGAAATGTTCTCAGATTAACAGATGATGAAATTAAAGAAATGCAAAAAGAAATGGATGAAGAAAAAGCGTTGGGAATTGGACCAAATATGGATATTAATCCAGCAGAAAATCAGGTTAATACTGATCAAGAAACTCAACAATAAATTCTTTATAAATATTAAAATAGGAGATTATTATGGATGATACTAGAAAAATTATTGACTTTGCACATGAAGATAATGGTGTTGAATTCAGAGATGCACTATATTCTGCAATCCATGATAGAGTAACTGCACATATTGAAGCAAAAAAGCAAGAGATTGCAAAGAATTTAGTTCGTAGTCAAGAAGAAGAATAAAAAAAAAACAGGATAAAAAATGGCAATTGCAAATAGTTCACAAATATTAATTGATACAAATAAAAGAACTGTAATTAAAAGAGTTGGTGTATTAGATTCCGACGAAACTGCTACGGTCTGGATCGATCCAAGAACGTTAAGTGATGCATTAAATGCGAACAATCAACCTTATCAAGCAGGTAATACAACTGCACCAGGATTTGCAAATTCTGCCTTTACAATTTCTAGAGTTATTGCTTCTGTTGATGACACCGTAGGGCATTTACAATTAGTTTGGCAAGGAACAGTTTCCGATAGAACAGCATTTGCACTTGGCGTTGGTTCTATAGACACAAATCCACAATATCAATTACCAGTAATTACAAATAATGCAACTGGACCAACAGGAAATTTATTAATTAAAACAGTTGGAACAACAGCAAATGCTGCGTATACAGTAATTATTGAATTACACAAAGACAATCGATTCTATGATGCTGGTTGGGGAAGAGATCCTGCTGCATTTAACTACGGCGATTACGCAGTGAAACCATGAAACTAATTAAAGAAGTTGTAGAAAAAGTAGACTATCTGATTGAAGAATCAGATGGTAAAAAGACATTATATATTTCTGGTCCATTCTTAGTCTCTGAAACTAAGAATAAAAACAATCGTATGTATAAACATGATACGATGAAAAAAGAAGTTAATAGATACACGGAAGAATATATTAAAAAGAATCGTGCATTTGGTGAATTAGGTCATCCGGAAACACCAACAATTAATTTAGATCGTGTATCACACATGATCGTAGGTTTAAAAGAAAATGGTAAACATTGGATAGGTAAAGCAAAAATTCTTGACACTCCAATGGGTAACATTGCTAGGAGTCTTATTGAAGGTGGTGCTCAATTAGGAGTATCTTCAAGAGGTATGGGATCGTTAAAGAATGTTAATGGCGTTAACATTGTACAAGACGATTTTCATTTGGCCACAGCGGCAGACATTGTAGCAGATCCTTCTGCACCTGGTGCATTTGTACAAGGTATTATGGAAGGAAAAGAATGGATGTTAGTAAATGGTGTATGGACTGAACAAGATCATTCTGAAGCAGTACGAGAAATACGTAAAGCTACAAAGAATGATATTGAAAAAGTAAGTCTGCACATTTTTGAAAACTTCATAAAAAAACTCTAATTATAAATATACAATATAGAAAATAAGGAGCTTTTCAAAAATGGGAAAATTCAATCTGTCAGAGGCCGCTAAAGAAATTCTCGATGCATCTGTTGCATCTAAAAGAGGTGGTGGCGAAAAATTTGGTCAAGGTAAAAAATTAGCTGCCGACGAACAAGGTCACGAGGATATCGGTGGTCCTCTTTTTTCCAAACACGATACAGAAAGTATTGGTAGAAATTCTGCAAGAAGCATTAAATCTGCTACACCTCCTGGAGCAACACCTCCCGTTGGTTCAGAAAAAGATGGTGTTGGAATTACCAAAGCAACTGGTCCACAAGACTCAATGGGTCGTGCTGACTTAGGCATGCCTGAGCAGGATCATCAGCAAGATTGGGATAGCAAGCGTGATCGTCAAAAAGCGAGAACAATGCCAACAACATATACACCAAACAAAAATGCACCAATGATGCATGTTCCTGAAGAAACAGAACAAGATGAAGATGAATTCTTAGAAGACGAAGAAGAATTCGAGGAAGATGAT